CGGCAGATGCACTGCTGTATGTATGGCGGGAATCATTGGCGTTTTTGCATAGCCCTCAGACGATGGCGCCGATGATCGGGACCAGAGAATGGTTCCGGGCGGAAGAGCAGCGCATGGAAGCTGCTGCTCTGAGCCAAGTGGAAGATGAGGATTCCCAGTGGTGGGAAGAAGGCGGATTGGAACCGGTTTATGAGGAACTAAACTGAACATGGCAGAACTGATTCCAACCAGAGAGCTGATGGCACGCCAGACGGCAGATGCAATTCTCAAAAACAGCGGAGAATTGACTGATGAGCAGAAAAAGGCACTCCGAGCTGGAACAGCACGCGCTTGGTATGCGGATTTACCTGGTGCGGCGGCGGATTTGGCAGGATCGGCGCTCGATTATGGTGCAGAAGGGCTGGCGAGACTGCTTCCGAGTGACCTGGCAGGCTATGATTTGCCGAAATCGTTGGGAATCCGGGGATTCCAGCGTGCGATGCGTGATCCTGCAGGCGGATCGAAGCAACTGGAGCAGATTGGGGAGGATATTGGCTACATTCCACCCTCAACCGGCACCCAGGAAGAGGAAATGGCGCGTCTGATGATGGGATTAACTGATCCGGTGCCAGGATTGAACCCTGCAGTGGCCGGAATTTTTGCATCCAGCAGGGCGAGAACTATGCCGAAGCTGAGTTATGCCAAAGCCCAGGCCATGGAAAAGGACCGGAAGACGCCGCAGGAAATATTTGAGGAAACCGGGTTTTTTAAGGGGCCGGAAGGAAACTGGAGATTTGAAATTGATGATTCTGAGGTCGAAATCAAGCCGGAAAATCTAAAATCCGCATCTCAGATCTTTGGAAATACTGATTTTAAAGAACCGGCTGGCCAACCAAAATATGCACCGTTGTTTGATGTTATAAAACACCCACAACTGCAGGAAGCCTATCCGGAACTGAGTCAAATCTATATTAAGTTTGAAAGTCCAAAATCCGGAAGAGGCGAACAGGACTATCTGGGATATTTTTCTAAATCAGAAGCTGTTCCGCAATATAACGAGGCATGGGATATTGAAGAATACACACCCAGACCCACAATTGCGATTGTTGCACCTACCAAAGAGTCAGAAATTAAAAGATTAAAAACACTGGTTGACCGAGAATATGCCGATATGCAGGCAATTGAACAGTCAATGGGAAGTTTGCAGAATCCTGATCGCTTAAATCCTTTAGATGAAAGGGAAATCAAGCACCTTTATGAAATGAAGGAACGGAGAAAAGGTGTTCAGGCTAAAATTGAAGGATATCTGCAGGAAATTGGGAAACTTGAGAAGGGAGGTGAGCTGGATGTTCCGTTTTCTTTAAAATCAACTTTGGTCCATGAGCTTCAGCACGCGGTTCAGAACATCGAGGGACTGCCAAAGGGCGGGAACCCCAGGACAGCGTTTTTTGATACAGAAAGAGATATCCCAGAACATATTTTAAGAGGAACCGGCAAGACCAGAGATGAAGTTCAGACGGCACTCGCAAACCAGGATGATGCCCTAAAAGATTTATACATCATGGATGATATTGGACGGCTGCAGTTTCTGGAAAGTTTCATTCTTAGAGACAATCCCACCCAAAGTGCGCGTCTGATTGAAAACTCATCGATGAGCTATGGAATGGAAAGAGGCCAGAGTGATCGATTGGGGCCAAGACCAAACAGGCGCAACAAACAAAAATATGGTGACTATTTAAGACGCAAGGCGCGGATCTACCAGGAGATGATTATTGATAAGTATGCAAAAGATGTTTTAAAAAATGACAGATTTATGGATGTATTGAGCAGACTTGGATCTTATGAACTTCAAAAAGGTGCAGATTTTCCAACAAATATTGGAGTGTTTGAACCACGAGATATTTTAAAAACAGATGGCTACGATATGCCTGCATGGCTGCGGATTGATCAAAAAGCAGTTAAAAATTATGAAAATAGACTGAGCAGGCTGGCAGATAAGTACCGTGAGGATGCCGGTTTGGAAAGAAAGATTGTTAATAAACTGGAAGATTTAAGAAATCGAAAAGAAGACAAAATTGATGGTGATTCTGAATATGATTTTTATAGGAAACTTGCTGGAGAAGCTGAAGCACGCGCAGTCCAGAAACGCTTGCAGCTTAGAGATATTGAAAAAGGCGGAACCGGCGGCCTACAGAAATTTAATTTTGATGAAATGGCGTTGGAAGATATCCTCCCCGAGGATGCACCAACGGTCACCGATGAACTGAAACAAGTCCCTACGAGTCAATATGATGTACCCATGTCTGAGCTTGGGTTTGTATATCCCAAAGAATGGGAACGGATAAACCAGATCCAAGCCAAACAAAACGCGCAAAGAATCAATGCTCAATAAAAAAACAAACCTGGAGGAAACCAGGGATCTGGTCAAGTACCTCAGTGAAAACCGGGTGGCAGAATTTGAAGGGCATGGTTTAAAAGTAAAATTTTACCAGGAAATCCCGGAACTTAAATTGCCGGAACTTCCGCCAGATAATAGTTTAATCCGAGAATACCAAATGGAGTCATAATGGCATTTTGGTGGCAAGCAGAAACCGAGGAAGAACTTGGAAACCGGTTAGCTGAAACGGTAAACCAGCTCAAAGAAGATCACCTGGGGCGGATGCAGCTGAACATCGATATGCTGCGGATGTACACCCAGCGGAATTATGAGGCACTGGATCGATTTGAACCATCGATGCGGATTGGACTGCCAATGGCGGAAGATTTTAGGATGCGTCTTAATGTGGTAGGAAACATAACAGACACCTTGGTTTCCCGCCTTGGCAAATCTCGGCCCCGGCCCATGTATCTGACCAAGCGCGGAGACTACCGGCTGCGGACCAGGGCGAAGAAGCTCACTGATGCAATGGAAGGGATCTTCCACCAGGTGGGAATGTATGATCTGATGCCAAAGATTTTCCAGGATGCCTGCATTTTTGATTTGGCAGCAATGAAAGTGGGCCGTGATGGGAATGATATTTTTGCAGAAAGGGTCTTTCCCAATGAGCTGCTGTGGGATTTGAATGCCGCCATGTATTCCGAGGTTCCACCGTCTTTGCACCAGACCAAAAAGGTTCCCCTGGAGCAGATGCTGCTGAATTTCCCAGAGAATAAAGATCAAATCATGTACTACTCTGCTGCATCGGACAGTGATTATTTCGGTGAAGAGGGGCATGATGCGGAAATGGTAGAATGTGTCGAGTCATGGCATCTTCCGTCCATCAATGGTGCAAATGACGGCAGGCACGCGATCACCATGGATAACCTGGTGCTGGTGGATGAGCAGTATAACTATCCAAACTATCCGTTTGTGACCATGACCTGGGGCGATTCAGTCCTCGGATGGTCAGGAATCTCCCTGGTGGAATCCCTAAAATCGATCCAGTTTGAGATCAACAAACTTGCACTCAGAATTCAGCAGGCGATGCACCTGGTCAGTGTTCCCTGGATCTTTGTGGCACACGGCAGCCGCGTGGTGGAATCCAGTTTGAGAAATGCACCCGGCACCGTGGTCAACTATGTAGGACAGCCGCCGATCAGCTACACACCAACCGCGATGTCATCGGAAGTCTACGCCCACCTGGATCGGCTGTATCAACGTGCCTATGAAATCGCAGGCGTTTCCGAGCTTTCAGCAACTGGAAGAAAACCATCAGGGCTGGACAGCGGCGCCGCGTTGAGAACATATCACGATATAGAAACCGAGCGTTTCATAACGGTGGGTCAGAAATATGAAAAAGCATACATGGATGCAGCTAAATGGTTCCAGGATATTGCCCGCGAGATTGTGAAGGATTCCGGATCTTTCCCGGTCAAAGGATTTAAAAGACGCGCCCTGGAAGAACTGGATTTTAAAGACATCGATCTGGCAGAAAAGGATTATGTGCTGCAAGCCTACCCGGTCAGTCTCCTTCCATCGACACCCGCAGGACGCCTGCAGGCAGTCACCGAGCTGATCCAGAATGGAGTGATCACCCAGAAGGAGCATATTGTCAGGCTGCTAGATTTTCCGGATCTGGAATCGGTGACATCACTCTATGATGCCCTGGAGCGTGATGTGGAGTGGAGAATTTCCGAGATCCTTGAGGATGAACGATACCATGCACCGGAGCCGGTGATGGATCTGGCGTTTGCCAAAGAACGCATGACCATCGCGTACCTGGAAGCAGAGCAGGATGGTTTGGAATTAACCAAACTAGATATGATGCTGCGTTTTATTGATGAGTGTGATGCACTGATGCAGGAAGGCGCAGCCGGGCCAGAGATCCTTCCGGAGCAGGCCGCAGCACCTGGTGGAGAAACCCCGGAGCTGGAAGTCGCATCTCTCCCAGGTATGGAAACCCCAATGACAGAAACAATTGACGCGGCAATGCCGCCGCAAGAAGGATTGCCAGTATGAGCGCAGAAGAATTGGAAGTATTACCACCGGAAGATCAGGCCGGCGTTGACGAATGGCTGGAGTCTAAAGGCCGGACATTAGAAACCACTGAGGTTGAAGACGATGCAGAAATTGAAGAAGCTGCACCAGTGGATGAGTCTCCAGAAACTGAAATTGCAGTTGAGAATAATGAAGATGAAACCATTGAAGAACCTGTGGCCGAAGAGCAGCCCAGAATCAGCAGAGCGTTTTCAAAAGTGGCTCAAAAAGAGCGCCGACTTCAGAAAGAGCGTGCAGAACTCCAAAAGCTGAAAGAAGAACTGAAACCGTTCCAGGAAGCAAAAGCCGCAGCAGACTCCGGGGATATGATGACGGCAGTTAATAAAGTGGGCTGGAATTACCAGGATGCCACAAAACAAGTGCTTTCCCACGGCAAGCCGGTCACCAAGAACTCTCAGACATCACAACTGGATCAACGCCTGGCAAAGCTGGAATCAATGGAAAAACAGAAACAGGTTGATGATTATGTTGCAAAATTGAAAAACATCGTAGAAACTGACGATAAATATGAATTGACCCGCGCACAGTGGGACAATGCGTGGCCAACAATTTTAGAAATGCAAAAGATTGTTGCCACCGAATCCGGCACGGTTAAGCCGGAACACGAGATCCTCCGGGATGTGGAGGATTTTTATGAAGAGCAGACGCGATCCTTGGCATCTTCTGCCAAGATGCGGAAACTCTTGGGCCAGACCGATGATGGCCCAACTAAGGACACGCCATCGGAATCTCAAAGGACAAGACCGAGAACTTTACGAAACAAAGTCTCCGCCTCTACGCCGTCCAAACCGCGGGCGCCTCAGACCAAGCGGGAACGCCTGGATGAAGCACTTGCAGTATTTGAATCGAGCGCGAGGGGCTAAACAGTCCTTGACCCATGGATAGGGTCAGAAAGATTCTAATATGGCTACTGCCACAACACTGGCAGCATGGTCAAATGCGCTGAAGCAATACTACCGCGCTGCGGAAGTTGCTAAAGTCGTTTATGACTCACACCCGCTGCTTGAGCTAATTCCGAAGGACGAAAAGTTCCGCGGGAAAAATGCTCCAATCCCAGTTTATTACAATCGCCCACAGGGCGTATCGGCCGTATTTTCCACGGCACAATCAAACGCAACTGCATCCAAGATCGGTGAGTTTCTTCTAACGCGTAAGACCGCGTATGGCGTTGCCACCATCGC